AGCCTTGAGCGTGGCCTTGATATTAGCCCATCTCAGTTTCTTGATAGCATTACTCGCCGCGCTGTCTAGGATTCCGACGACATCTGCATCTACAGGCGTTGTCTTCGCGCTCGCTCCGTTGATTGCCGCTTGCGTGTTATCGGCGTTCCTGATGAAAGTCGCAGAAACTTCCCCTGATGAATTGAGCGGACACACACCGTCTGCCACGCCTACGTCAAGCAACGCCGACGTGCCAAGTCCGAGGTCGTCCGAGCCGCCTAAGTGACTCGCCGCGTGTGCTGTGGGCGGGCGGGCATTTTTGTTGCGAGGATCATCTGACTGCATTACCTTGTTCGCCGCTTCTTCATTGTGCGCCGCTAGTTGTACCTTCCCCTTCACGCTCGTTGACGCGTCGGCTACCCAGTCGTTGACTTGCCCGTTGTCATCACCTCGCACAATCGCGTCAGCGGTTGGCGTTTGCGTTCCGATCTTGTCTGTTCCGCTTTCGTGACTTTCTCCATGCGGCCCTGGATTGCCGCCCAAGACAGAGAGTGTTGTTTGGTATTGCTTCCCATCTCTCCACACCTCTACCTGTTCAGTCCCGACCAGCGGGAGCGGGAGAGGCGAATACTGCGCTGTGTTCTTGTGTTGTCTGGTTGCCATTACTTTGCCACCTTTATAATGTCGGTTGTGTCTGCCACTTTAATCGATCCTTCGTGGTCGACTTTGAGTATCCGGTTTTCATCTTCGTAGGGAATCCGCTCAAGCAACTGCAAGCGCGTCTTCGTCCTGATATCTTTCGTCTCAAGTTCCGTCACCTTTGCCCGCCATATACCCATCCACTCTCGATCCTCAAGCTCAAGCTCGATGACGTCCGTAATCCGCAGAGCTTTGAACTCGCGCCCTATCAGTGTAACAGTCAGGAAGAACCAAACGCGCCCGAGCATCTCGGCCTCTCTCGCGGCTCGCTCAAGCGCGAGGGCTTCCGTTTGGAGCAACGTGTCGTACGACTTGGTCGGCGCACTCCTGATGCTGTCGATGACCTCGCTTTGCTTTGATGAGTCTACCACACGCAAGGATGAGTCTGCTTCATAATTCCGCGCGTAGTTGATTTCAAGGTTCGCAAACACAGCCTCGCGGTCCGTTTCCATTTCAAACGTTTCATTCTCAAGTATCTTTTCTTTCGGGACGAACATGATTGCCGCGCGGTCATTGTCGTCTATCCTGATAGTGCGCTTGTTCTCCGCGTTAATCTCGTACCTAAATCGCTTATTCGCACCATCTTGCAATTCCTTAATAACGTCGAGGAACGGCTTTTGCTCTGCGAGGTAAAATCCTCCCGTGCTGATCGTCGCGGCTTCTGCGTTCCATTCATCCACGTCGTAGTAATCTGCAATGACAGCTGGAGGCATTCCGCTCGCCTGATTATCGAGGTCGACGATGATGTCCGTGATCCGACTGATCGCCTTGCCAACGCATCCGACTAATCGGCAAGCCCTCGCGTCATTGTCAGGCCCGCCGCGCCCGTCCGCTTCAGAAAGTGTGAATAGTTGCGGCCCGCCAGTTGGCGTCACGCTTGTCCATGTGTCGCCGATCAGTACCTGCACGTCTCCGAGCGATGTCATTCCAGAGGCAGAATAATAAGCCACTGGCCCGGACTTTACTTTCCCGTTCATGCAAATTGCCGGGATTACCGCGCAAGGCCCATAGCACAATGGCACAGGCTTGTTTACCAGGTCGTCGTCTAGTGACTCAGACGCGGGGAAAAGATCTTTCGGGACCTTTGTGTTGAATGTGTTGCGAACGTCTTGAAGTGTGATCCCGACTTCCTTTGCCGATGGCGCAACGTTATTCACCAGCATATAAGCCGTGGCGTTCAAGTCATCGCGCGTATATTCGTCTCGCGCGTCATCGTCGAGGTCATACACGATTACGTCATTATTAAAGAGCGTAAGTCGTTTCATAAAGTCCAAGTCACCGGTCAAATTGCCAAGGTTCAGCGATCCAGACGACATCGCCATGCGTTGATTGCCGATGATGTCGAGCTTGTGTTTTACGGTCGGGGTGGACTTTAAGAACGGCAAGCAAGCGAGTTCGTCGATGTAAACCACCTTCTTGTCGCAGAACCCGATTGCGTATTGCATATTGATCTTCATTCCGATCGTGTAACTCAAGAGCGGATTGATCGTCGGCCCAAAGTTCACGCGGATTTTCTGCCTTGGGTAGTCAAAAAAGAAGGACTTAAAAAGAGACAGACACGCTTCCTTTGTTGTCGTTCTCAATAGCCGCTCGACGCCTATGTATGTTGCGAGGATGTTGACGGTATCATCGCTCGTTTCATCTGGACAACCGAAAATGTTTGTCCAGAAAAACGCAAGCTCTCTCACGTTGACGGTGTACTCAAACGTAAACGGGCCAACGTTCGCCCAGCGATCCGCATTTCTTGAAAGGCCGATTTCGACTACTGTCATCGAATGACTGCCCCATTCAAGTCAAGCGCGAAGTGATCTACCAGCGTCGGGTCGGAGATGGTTAGGCCTCCACTAACGGTGGCAATGGTTTCATTGAATTGCTCACTGCTGAACCGATACGCGCTTATTGTGAAAACCCTCGTTCCGTTTTGCACGGTGCCCCCAATGTTTATTGTCTGGTCATACGATGAGGTTCCTGATAATGTTGCAATCGTCGTTCCGCCCTCTTTGATCGTGAAGACAACGGCCCCTACGCCCGATGTACTGCCAACAAATCGAATCGATGTTGTCGTAAAAGTCGGCCCGTTACTGAAAAGCGTGAACGTGCCCAATGTAACAGGCGACGTTCCCACATTTGTAGGGCCAAAGTTTTTCACCCAAGAATACAGCCCGCTAACCGATGTTAGCTCATACGTCTTATCAGTCCGCGAAGGAGTGACTGCGAGGACGCCCGCCCACCCCGTCGCCGTGTTCTGTGAAAGCACCTTTGCGCTTTCGGCGTTGCGCGGTCTCCACCAAGCCATGCTGTGCATGGTTGATATAAGCCCCGCTCCGTATGCTTTCACCTCGTCGAATAGGTAGTAATTACCCAAGGCGTCATACCAGCCGTTCCACGTCTTGTTCCAGTTAACGCCGGTCAGGTCGGCAACAAAGACCGCCGCGACACTTGAGCCTGACACGGTTAGCTTGACGTATTCTGACGCGCTCCCGGTGATCGCGGTATCCGCCCCCGCAACGTACCACGCTCCGCCGATGTTGACCGCGCTGCCTTTCATGATGGTTGAGCCATTGACGATCAAAGCACCGGTCAAGCGAAGCCATGTTGCTTGAAAGATGTTGGATATTTTCTGCCAGTCGGTTAGTTGCTCCGGTACATCGCCTGGGCCGTTGACTTGAGTAATTGGCATTATCTCGCCTCCGTGTATTTGATTCTAAAACTCACTCGCCCGTCGTTACGCGCGGGAGATTCAAACAGGTTCGTCGTGCAGTAAAGTGGCTTGTGAAGTTCGTGATTCTCCTCCGTGATGTCTACCCATACATGGCCCTGACCGACGGCATGGAACGCGTCAAGCACCTCACGGAAGTCATCTCGCAGAACGCCCGCATACGCGAGTTCGTATGCTGTTCTTGGTTCGCTGTACTGCGTCATGACTTGCCCCGCCTCGGTCTCAATTCGCTCTCCGTTGTCCACCAATTGCGGAACGAACGATGCAGTAGGCAACGGCATATCGAGCGCCATGCCAGCGGCGAGTCCTCCAATCACGAGGTCATCGCTCGCGTAGGCTTCGACGTCAACAATGATCGTGCGAACGTTCTCGAGCGTTGCGAAGTGTTCCGCTCCGTTGTCTTGCGAGCAGTCAACGGTGAGAACCTTGAGCGTATTCGCCAGGTGATCTTTGAAAGTGACAACCATCGAGATGGCATTGCTGAACCCATACCAGAATGAGTTCACGCTCTCGTTGTCCGCAAGCACTATCGTTATCACGTCATCTTGCGTGAGCGACTTGTATTTGTATCGTAAGAACTGATGAGTCAAGCTCGACAAAGGGAAGTTCACGTTCAGGTTCACAGAGGAAAAAGACGCGCCTTTCAAAACATTTTCTGCCAGTAGTTTCATATCGTGTACCTCACGTTTCCGTTTCTAATTATCGGGACGACTGCCTTGGCAACGGTCTCGGCGTTGATGTCAAGAACGAAAGTGAATGACTCTCCCGTCCCTTGATTTGCGTACAAGTAATTAGCAACTGCCTCTCCCATTTGCCTCACGAACGCCTGGCCGCTCGGCCCGGAATTGAAAAGCGTCTCGGTATATCCGTTCTCGGCGAGCAACGCAACTTCACCGCCACCACGAGGTGCAACAATCCCGCCCGTCTGGTACTTCTTTACCGGCTTCGACTGGTCGACGGCGGCCACCTGAATGGCGGCGATGAGCCCAGCAGTCGCGGCGTATGCGTCGGCCACAATCGGCCCAAACGTTGCACCGGATGCGTAAGCGTTCATGACCGCGAGGATTCCGCTCGTGACAGCTTGCGCGCGCTGGAGATCCCAAACCATCACGGCGCCTTCGTATTCGATTTCGCGCTTTTGCTTGGCGTACTTTTCTTCGATCTGCGCTTTCTTGAGAGCCTTGCGTGCCTCGGCGGCGGCCTCTGCGTTCCCGGCGGCCTCGGCTTCCGTCACCTGCTTTTCTGCTTTCTGTACCGCTGATTCCTCGGCGAGTCCATTAGCCTCAAGCTCTTGCGCCATATCGAGTTCAAGGCGTTCCTGCTTGGCGTCATACGTCGCAGAGATGAGCGATGAAAGCGCGCCAAACATGGAGTTTGCCGAGTCGAGCGCGAAAGTGAGATTCGCTTTGAACTGATCCATCGCTTCTTTCTTCGCAAGCTCATCATAAAAGGCGTTAACCTTACGCACAAGCTCATCGAACAAGTCGCCGCCCATTCCTCCAGCCTTGGCAACATTAAGCTCATTGAGCAATGACTGGCGCATTGTTGAGGACGTCTTTGCGGTTTCAGTGTCTAGCGCATTAACCTTCTCGATGAGTGAGTCGAACGATCCAGTCTCTGCGCCAAGGCTCTTGAGTGTAGCAATGATTGAAACAAGCGCGGCTTGACCCTTAGTTCCTACTTCTTTCTCGCTCGCGTAACCGATCTCCACAAGCGCGTCGCGGTAGTCCTCTGCGGCCTTGACCTGGAGTTCTCGATATTCTTTATCATCTATCGCGCTTAGACGCTTTAAGTCTATGGCCGTCTGGAGCGCGGCTTGATATTCTTTTTCGGCGTTGATTCGCTCTTTAATCTGTTCGCTGATTTCCGGGGCTTTCATCTCCTTCATAGCCTCGGCTGTCTCTTTCGTCGCACCGCTGAACTTCTCGGCAAACGCCGCTGATCCGTAAACCGCGCGATATCGTGCTTCTTCCTGTTGCTTGACGGCTACTACCGCCGCGAGTGTCTTTTTATATTCCTCCGATACCTTGCCTGACTTCTCGGCAATCTTGAGCACTTGCTCATACGATACTCCGAGGTCTTTCGAGATCATGCTTACCTGATCGGAAACTGTATCAAAATTGAATCCGCCCTTGCCGGAAAGCGCGAGGGCTTCTTGGATGTCACTGATCTTTTGCGCCGTTAGGTCTGCTTCGTTCGCTAGGTCACCAAACTGCTCGCTGACTTCCTTGAGCATCCGCTGATTATTCAGCTCTCCGAGTTTTGCCAGGCCAACGCCAAGAGCAGCGATGCCAGCAATTGCGAGTCCGAGCGGATTTGCGGAAAGCGCAACAAGCGCCACCTTCATCAAGTTAATCGCTTGGATTGCTTTGCCAATTCCAAGCGTCACGGGGCCGAGGCCCGCAGCCAAGGCAGCAATCTGGATGATGGTTTTCTTTTGAGCATCGGTCATTGACCCGAATCCGTCAACGATCTTGCGCAATCCCTGGATAAGCTGGAGAGCGTAGGGGAGTAACTGCTGGCCCAGCGCGGCGGCCTGATTCTTCGTCTCGGCGATTAGTATACGAGTGGAGTTGGCTTGCTGATCGGAGGTGTTGACAAAGTCACCAGCGATATCTTTGGTTTGCTCAAGGATGAGCGCAACGCGGGCTTGCGCCTTAGCGTAGCTATCAAGCTCACCCTTGCCGCTGTAAAGTCCCATCGCCATTGCTTTTGCCTTGACCATGACGTCGTTGAGCGTCACGCCATATCGCCTGATCGGTTCCATCTCTCCGCGTATGGCGGCGGCAACAGCGTCGGTCGAATCCTTCACGTCTGTGTTGAAAATCGAGGCCATATCAGCCGCGCGCTTCGTGAGGATGATCGTGGCTTCGGCAGACTCATCGAGCGAATATTTCATACCCTTGAGCATGGCCCCAGTCACGGCGGCGGACTGATAGAACTCCGCTTTCGATAGACCCGCTTGCTTGGCGGCGTTCTCTCCCCATTCAGTTATCGTTTTGCTAGACGTTTTGAACACCACATTCGTGGCATTCAACGCCTCATTTTCGTCTGAGGCGAACTTGGCTGCAGCGGCTCCTGCGGCAATGAGCGGAGCGGTAACAGTGAGAGAGAGCTTCGAGCCCAACTTGTTCAAATTTTCAATTGACTTGCCGGAATCATTGATTGACTTGGCCATTGAGTCAATTGCCTTTGTGGCCTTGCCAACGTCTGAGTTGAGTTTGTCAAGTCTGAGTCTAACACTTGCCCAGACTGTTCCGGCATCTACCGACATTACTTACCTCCACCAACCCAGTTGCGCTCGCTGCCTTTTTTGTTACGCTCTCGATGCTGAGCAAGAACATTCCAAGCGCACATATCCATGTCGCCTTTGTCTCGGTCTACAAAACAACCATTGATGTGATCTGTTGGATTGTCGCCTCCTTTCTCGGCGAGAATCGCCGCGCGAAGGTATTGATCTTCTGAAACCTTCTTGATGTCACTGACATCCTGACCCAGCGCCCAAGACGTGAGGAATCCCAGTGCATCCTCTGGCAAAAGGTAAGCAACGGCCAGCTCAAGGCGAAACAACTCTTCCTCAAGCTCTTTGCGCTTGCTCGCTGGCAAAGTTTTTGGATCGATCTTTTTGAGATCCTCAAGCTCTGCAGTCGTGCGAGCAACGATTAAATCTTCGCCAGTGATGATTTTCATTATCTCGTCGAATGACGGATTAATTAAAACCTGCCTGCAGATTTCCTCCTGCGTGTTGCGTATGCCAATCATGTCCTTTGGCGAGGGCACAACATTTGCCGTTGCGTCTTGCAGCAAGTTTATGAGCGTAACCGCGCCGCAAGACTCAAGTTGAGTTTGATTCAGACAGCGCAGTTTGCACCAAACGGGAATGCCGTTGAATGGCACGAGCACCCAATGGAACAGCGCACCGCGAATGGCTTCTGTCGAGTTGTATCCCTCTTTTGGTTGTATCTTTTTAACGTCGGCGAGCCGCCGATCAATCACTCGATCAACAGCTCGCTCGACTATTTTGTTAAACAGATTCAACGTTCAGCGCCTCGAATGCGGCAACGGTCAGCGTCTTCTCTGACCAAGCGGGCAGCTTCGTGCCACTCTCGGTGGTATACTCTCCAGCTTCTACGTCAAAGGCGTAATTCGCCCAAGCCTTTGCTTCCACTGGCACGTCACCTTCCATCCCGATGCAAGAACGGAATCTAAGGTGCTCGTACCCGCTCATACTCTCGATTTTGTTTTCGCCCTCTGAATACACAGGAGAAAAAACGTCGATGAAGAACATGGGAGCTTCTTGACGAGAAGAGAGCGGTGGATCGTATTGACCGGTGACACGATCGAACGTTCCGCCTTGAATAACTTCAAGGAGTTCGTAGTCCTTGTCTTTCATGGCAATTGCGAGCGTCTGCCCAAGCAGCTTTGCCCCGATGACCATGCGCGTGGGAGTTCCCTTTGCGCCTTCCTGATCGATCTCTTCCTTGTCCTTTTTGTTCTTGGTCATGCCAATTGAGATGGTGCGGTCATTGAAGCACCTGATGAACTCAAGCCCATTACCTCCATGCTCAATGCCCTGACCAAAGCCAAGTGCAGCGGCCAGCGGTCCAGTGACTTCGATCTCTGCACCACTCGCGGCAGACCCCTTGAGGCGGCCAGTCGCGGTGTCAAGGCTCCAAGTGATGCCGGTGAACCCAGCGGTCGTAAGCGCAGTAACAGCCTCTGCAACTGTGACAGCCGTTTTGTCAAGGGCTGCCGTGAAGTCAACGGCGTTGACGTCTTTAGCTCCGTCGTCAATCTTCACGCTCAGATCAGCGTCGTCGTCAGTCGGATCAAGAACGGCAGAAAGGTCAGCAGTTCCCATGAATCCTAAGAATCTCGACGCTGTTGGAATCGTTCCGTCGGGATTGCTGCGTTTCACGCGGAAGCCCTCAGTGGCAAACCGCGACTTTTGATTGATATACACCTTGAGCCTCCTACAGCATTAGTGTAAGCGATTTGGAACGTAAAATAGGCGTTCCATGCTGATTGTGTCATCGTCGTTATCAGCAACGACATCCGTATAATCATCTGCGTCTCTGACCACGCAGTAATTGCCGAGCGCATCAGTGAACTTGTAATCCTTCAGCAGCACAGAAGACTCATTGAAAATGTAATCTTCAAGCATTGACTGTTGGTCAACTGCAGCGTGCCCGATGATCCTGATGCCGCGCCCAACAGGATGCTTTTCCGTCTTCACACATATGTACGGCGGAGAAGGTAAGTCGCGAGTGCCGAACCTGACAACATTGCCGACAGATCCTGTTTGAAGGCGAGTGATGATCTCATCAATCATAAGTCATCTCCAAAGATCTTTTTAACGTCTTCAACGAACTTGTCGACCAAGCCCACCACAATTGGCCTGAGAGATTCGTGAAGCCTGTTGTTAGCCATTTCAAGATAAATGCCATACTCCATTAAGTGTGCGAGATAAAAACCGACAAATTGTTCGGTCAGCACCACTCCACTGAACACGGTGTTGTACGCCATGTTCGTTTGATTGGTCCAGAATTCGTTTTGAGCTTGCGCCACGCGGAATGCTTGAAGCGAAAGCCCAGCATACAAGTGGCACAACGCAACAGCCGCGAGGATCTTGCGGCCCATTATTGATTCGATGCTGACGTTAAGAGCCGCTAGTTGCTTGTGAATGTCGTCCACGTTCAACCACCTCGCAAACGCAAATGATCTTGCTCGCCAGCGCCAAGGCGTCTGCTAATTCAAGCTCTATCCTCGCAGATCCAACGTCAACAAGGACCTTGCCATTGACGCTGGCAACCAACTCCTCGCTCTTGTCGCGAGGAGGCAACAAGCCGCTTTTCATTCGAATCCTCTGCTAAGAATTTTATCAATTTTGACGTTAATCTCTCCAAGGCTTTTAAAGACTTGCTCCATCAGCACGCCCAACCGCTCAACCGCCAAGGCCGTGGTGTTCCTAGACTCATAAAGTTCCTTGAATTTTTCACGTGTTTGCTCGTCGTCCTTTTCATGCTTTGCAGCGTGATCTTCTTCATACTTGCACCTACTTTCTTTCATATTCTCCACCTTTTGGGACATGGCTCCGTATCCTACTGCCACAATGATGAGAGAACCAACGATGCTGACGACAGCACTAACCACAACGCAAAATATTCCCGGATCAATAGTCATGATGCAACCCCCACAGTAACTGTATAAGTCTTTGTTGTCAAGTTTTCTGCCGTCACAGTATAATGAACAGGACTAGAGAAGTTTTGCGCTCCTGTTCTGCTGATTGACTTTCCTCTATGGTCAATCGTTGGCGTTAGCGCCGTCAGGTCGGTCCCAGAGGGGACTGTCACAGAAATCGTTCCGAGCAACTGGTTGATTGTTCCGACAGCAGCCCCTATCTTGAACGACACGATTGAACAGTCTTTCGATGGGATGACAGATTGCAATGGCGCGCGCAGTGAATAAACAATGCCATTGTGCTTCAAAGAATCAACAGGACCAACGCGCCAACCGCGTGAACCATCAACGAGCACAACGCCTTCCTTGATCTGTGAATCGTATCTCATCTGGCAAAAAAGAGAAAATGAAGTGCCGCGTCCAGTTGGCGTTTTTGCGTTCTCTGGAGCACTCGTCGCTTCGTGCGGCAAACGTACGACCTCACTTTTCAACACGCCATCGACAAAGTAAAAAACACGAGAAGGATTGTCTTTGACGATTCTATCGTTGGCAGAGCGCAGCTGCTTGACTTCGTTCGTCAAAGCATACCTCCAACGACCTGTCTCTTGGTCTTGACGTAGCGACCTGTGCTGTGGCCTGATTCCTCCAGAACGTCTTCCTTCAGCGAATCTAACATCGCTTCATAGAAGTTACGCATCGTAGTTAAATTTTGGTAAACATAACTTTCAGATCCGTTGTTGTGCTGGGCCAGATATAGCTTTTGTCCAAGCGAGCGAACGAACTCTTTGACGATGTGATATCTGGCTTTTGTTTCTCCATACAAGTCGATGAAAGTTCCCATTCGCTCATTAGACATTTCAACGTCTTGCCGAACCCAATCTCCATTCTCGAAAGAATGATATTCACTCACGTCTGCAACGAAGTAAAGAGTTTGTGCGGCCGGACTCTCCGGACGCGAAGCTGCGTCAGCCACTTCGACGACTGAAATGAATCCGAGAGGATCTTTCAACGAAAGTCTCATTTCAAAAATCTGCGCGTTGGTTGCCATTTAGTCCTCCACGACGTTTCCTGTCACGAGAGTTACCGTTCGTGTGTCAGGGGTGTTGGAGCCGCCAGGGTAACATCTTCAACCACCTTATTCAAAGTCAGCTATGGGATTCGAACCCATCACCCACGGTTTAAAATCGTCTGCGTTTCCGCACCTATCTCGTCGCTCTTCCCACTGAGCTAAGCTGACAAAGCAGGAGGGCCTTTCAACCCTCCCACGAGCATCACGCGATGGCAACCTTGACTACGTAGCCTTCGCCGTCGGCATAACCGCGCTCAGTTCCTCCGAGGAACTCAGCGTTGTATTCCGCCTGAGAGAAATACCCGACCTGGCCTTCACGTACGAGGGAGAAGAGATCACCCCTGCCCGTTTCGTAGGTCAAAGCGCGCTTGGTGACGACATAGTTCGGAGCGTTGTTCGCGCCGGAAACGAACAGGAAGATGTACCCAGCGGGACAACCGTCGTAAGTGAACTTCCTGTTCCCAACGTTGATCACGTCGCCGCGATAAGGGATGATCTCGACGATCTCGTTGAGCGCGGAGTAATTCGCCGCCTTGCCCTTGGCGTTGTCAAGCTGGCCGTTGACCACGCGATTGATCTTACGTTCAGCTCCGTAGGGACAGACGATCGTGATGCGACTGGCGTCGATCGGAAGCTTGGTCTGGGGATCCACGAGAGCGCGGAGAGCTTCAATGCCCGCGTTGATGTCGGTGTAGAGCAGCTCGTCCGCGTGGTATCCGCTCGTGGTGGCGTGGGAGACAGCTTGCTTTCCGCTGAAAGTCGCGCCAACCATGGCACCAAACGTGAGGTCGTTGCGCTTGGCTCCGTGAGCGCGGGCGTAAGCCTCCATCACCTTCATGGTGCTGAAGATGTCGCTGTTGTACAGGGCATCCTCAAGAGTCCGCGCGTCACCGAGGGCGTAGAGCTTCTGCTTGATGGTGCCAGTCGAACCGGTGGTGTGCTCCATCATCGGAGGCTTATCGCCGCGTCCGGTGATCTCCTCGAACGCGCCAGCGAACGGCAAGAACTCGTCCACAGCGGCAGTGCGCGAGATGTTCGGGTTGACGATCTCCTTGGCGATCATGCCAGACATGTCTCCCGCTTCAACTCGGCGGCGCGTCAGGTCAAGGCGGAACAGGTTGATGAGGTCGTAGTACTCGGCGGGGAACTGCGAGGCGTTGTACTTGGCGGGATTAGACAGCTTGGTCTTGAGCGAGTTCATCTTGGTCTCGATCTCGCTCCACAGCTTGTCGTAAGCCGCAGACTGCTCCCAACGGGAAGATCCCGGGGCCACGACGACCATGCTGTTGAATCGCTTGCCTTCAGCGGTTACGAGGCCACCGAAGGTGTTGTCGCCGCCCTTGTCACGCGGCTTGTCGAAGTAAAGCCCGGAGTTCAGCTTGACTCCGTTTTTGAGCGCAAGGTCGGTGACGTCATGCGCCGTTACGATCAGATTCTTTTCCATCTGGTTGCTCCTTTGCCTTAATCGGCTACCGCGACGAGGGCGTAGCGGGAGGTTGCCGAATCATACTTCAGCGTGTCGTTGTTGGTGGGCGTTCCGGTCGGGCCATCCGCGAGATCAGCGAAAGTCAAGTCGCCAAGATCAGTCACCTGATCCATGGTCACCGTCAGATTCGCCAGATCGGAGATGTCGGCAAGGGTGATCGTGCCTTCACCAGCAGAAGAAATCCACCTGCGACGCTTTTCAAAGCGGAAGCAGTTGTTCCCGTCGCGCACCTTGGTGATGGTTCCTATGTTGTAATACCCAGAGCCAGCAACAGCCGCGAACGCCCCGGTAGTCGGGTTGTAAAATAGGTCGTCGCCAACGGCAGCACCAACGCCAGACACAGCGCTGATGCAGTCGTACTCCTTGCTTTCCTCGATGTCCAAGGAAAGGTTTTCTCCAATAGCGGCATCGTTGCACGCGATGCCAACCCAAGGGCCGTAGATGATGATGTCACCGAGAGCTGCAGCTGCAGCTGCAACAACGGTTATGACATTCATGACGTATTTGATCAGGCCATTACCAACATTTGCGTTCGCCATGTTTTTCTCCTTACAGCGTCACAGCGGCAGAGGTATACTCTTCGCTGGCATTGATCTTGCGGGTGGAGGCAACGACATTCGCGTCGCTGTCCACGTCAGCGGCCTCTCCAGCCAGGGTTTTCAGGATGACATCATCCTTCAGCCCGGCGATGGCGGCGTTAAACTTCTCGCCTTCAAGCCCGGCGGTGATCTTGGCGACGTAAACGTACCGCTTGTTTTCGGTTCCGTCTTCATTCACCTTTGCACCAACGGCATCGATGATTGCCTTTTCTCGGGCGGCGGCGGCGTTTGCCTTGGCGCTCTCGTTGAGGGCGTTCACCTTCGCGACCGGATCACCTTCCCCAAGGACCGCGACCAACGAATTCATCTTCGCGATGATTGCGACGTCGGAATCGGTCTTGAGTTGGCCTTCCAGTCCCATGGCCTTTGCGCACTCAGCGAGCGTGAGTTCACCGTTCGTCTTGAGCGTGGCAATGGCAGCGAGCACTTCATGCTTTTCCATGTGCTTCTCCTGGTTCTTCTTTTTGTCGAGCTCATTAAGGAGCTCACTAGCAACGTCTGAGAGTTCTGAAAAGTCCGACTGCGCGGCGCGGGACGCTGTGGCGCGTAACGCGGAGCGATAAACTTTTCCATTTTTCCCAAACGGATATTTGAATCTTTCCTTTGTCTGCTCAGTGGCCGACTCGTCAATGGCGAGGAACCAATCGGAATATCCTTCCCAGTCATCAGCGCCAAGGATGGCGTCGCCATCATCAGCATTGAATGACCACTTTGAAACGGAATCGAACTTGCCTGACTTGATTAGCGACTTTGCTTTGGAAAGTCCAGCATCGTTGATGCTCAGTGTCTGGGCATTGGTTTTCATCTCCATAGCCCCGGTGCCGTAATCAACGCAGTCATTACGTTCACCGGCAAGCGACTCAACACACTGCCTGATCGTCTCCCCGCTTGGAGAGGTCGTCACTACATCGCGAGTGAAAGACACAATTGAATAGTCAACCATGCCAGCTTTGTTAGCCTTGATGAAGATGGAGTTGTCGCCTGATTCGCCAACCGGCGGAATGTAATTCTTCAAGAACACAACCCCAGAACCATCTCCGTTCGGCACGATCTTGCCGCCAATGACAACAAGATCCGTTGCCCCACGTGCGCCATAACGGGTGTCATGGCCTGAGCGAGATCCGGGGATTGGCGCGCGAGAGATTTTTGACAAGTAACTTTTCCAGAAGCTCTCGACATAATCCCAGCCATTGGCCTTTGACGGGTAAGGAATGGCTTGCACTTTGAAGTAAGGATTTGGATCACCGTCCATGAAAAGGTCGATGGAGGCTTTCGGCGAAAGATCAGGTATGGAGGTAGGGTCTAAGTTGAGCACGGAATCTGATTGCGTTCTGTAATTGAATCGTCTTGTTCTTCCCACTACATTTCTCCTGCGCTAATTATAACTCGCTTTCCCAAAAAAAGCAAGGCCTATAACACTCAAGCCGCGAAAAGATACGACTGAGCCCAATCATCGATGTACCGGTTCTCATCATCAACTTCACCAGCAACCCAGCGCTCAAGGTCACCGGTGAACAAGTCGATCGACATAAGCACAGGTCTGACTTGGCAACCGCAATTCGGGTGCGGATACGCTGGCACAGTGTCCTCGGTGTAAGTCAAAACGGAATAATCAACGCAGACAGAGCAATGTGCAAGTCCAGGGCCGAGCACCCACTCAAATCTACCAGTCGTGGCAGGATTGGCAGCGGCAGATTGAACCGCCAACGATTGAACCATCGCCTGCATCTCAGAGCGAACCAACATTTGCGCACGGTAATCGATTTTGCCTTTGACGCGCCTCTTCCATTCTTCCGAACCGCGTTCCAACGACCCCCAACGATTAGCCAACGCGAGCTTTCCGTCTGCGACATAAACTTGAATGTCCTTGATTAGCTTGACGGGATCACGACCGCTGGCAATGCCAGTCGTCAGTATGTCCTTGACCGTCTCTTCAAATTCTCCCTTCAAGTCCCAAACTCGCGCAGAAAGATTATACCCGTCAGAGTAAATGCGACTAACCGCATTGCGCACTGCACTGTCATTGACCCTTGAATAAATGGCCCCAACAACTTCTGCAGACCGCTCCTTGCCATAAACGCCGACCAGAGCCTCTGACAAAAATTGACTGTCCGGGCCGCTGGCGACCTTTGCCGACTTCTTTATAGCCTCTTCCAGCACTTTGGAAACGTCATCAGCGAGCGCAGTTGACCGAGCAGCCAACTGCTCCAACAATTGCGTTTGGGCGCGCAGCGTTATTAACGATTGCTCTTTGGCCAGTGTTGCGCGCAAGGCAGAGGCAACATCAGAAGCTGCTCTTGTGTAAGCAAGTTTCACCTTCAGTTGAGCGGTGAGAGTTGCCGTGGCAATGTCCTTGCGCGCGGCAACAAACAGTGCTTCATAAGCAGCTTTCGTCATTCGCCTTCCAACTTCACAACACGATCTATGACTTCTTTGGCTCCACCGGCAGCAGTCATTATTAGCTCTCCAGTGGCATAGTCTTGCTTGATGAACTGCTGAAGATTACCAGTCTTCACCAATTCAGCTTTGAACTCGTCCAGCGTTCCAACGGCGATCTCTGGGAAGTGCTGCTGCCAAAGCTGATAAAGTTGATTGATGCCAATCGCTCCATTGGCAACGCCAACAGAGACAGACGAGCAAAACTTACTGAGGATCTCTGCCTTGTCTTTTTCAGAAAGTGCAGAGAGGCGATTCCAATCCATGTCGAAGTCAAGACTGTAATTCGTCGACTCTGCCACTCCGCAAAGAATGAGTGATGCCTTGAAAAGCTCCTTGTAAGCCCAATTCAAATTCTCTCGCAGTCCCTGAACCTTGGTCACCATCATGTGCATCTGTTCAGCATAAGACCCAACGTTGCCAGAAACTGCCTTGCCAAAAAAGATCTCAGGCGTTTCCGTGGCGCAAATGATCTTCCAAGCCAACCTCTCCAATGCTTTTTCTGCAGCGGCAGTCGCGCCTTCCGGCAGAAACTTGTAATCTGTGTCTTCATCCTTGCCAACGACAAAGAGCAAATCCTGATCAGCAACATCAAAATTCTCAAAATCAGAATCGTCATCCAACCCATTATTGTGACGCCAATCCTTCATTCCGGTGCCATCGCGCAGCTTCTGAATCTGCTTCACTCGGAAGCGCGCCAACACCTCGCTGACGCGGTAATCAATGTCATGGTAGTCTTTGAAGTCGCAAAGGCAAGGCTCAAGAAGCGAATGACCTCGCGAGTAAAGATCATCAGCTTCGTTGGCGAACATGATCGGAGGAGTGCGCGCAACATTCCTGGCTGTGCGATCATCAACAAGACCGGCGGCAGCGCCAGTGTGCGTCACGACAACGCGATCTGCAGTGTAAATAGTCTTACGCCTGACAGTGGTGACTCTGTTTTCCCCAACGGACAAATTGATCTGCTCGTCAGTGATGACGCCAACAGGCAAATCTGTCGCGAGTGATATGAGCACGTCAGCGACAATTGAGTCGCGCAGCACCTTCCAGATCAAGCCATTCCCAGAGCGGTTATCCCATTTTGGGTAAACCCAAGAAGTTCCAGTCAGGAACGTCATTTTGTTGATGAGCTTTATTTCCTGCGCCATCGCTCGGCGAATGTCGTTGAGCTTTTCCTGTGTTCTTTCATCCCCTTTGCAAATTGGAGTGGGAATCCCCATCAAGTTAACTGGGGTATTAATCGGCACACGAGCCAGCGGCGAGGCTTTCTCAAGGCCCGGATAAGTGCCGTGGTAAAGACCCAGCAGCAATTCTTCATTGGCCGGTTGGCCGCCGGTCATGTCCATTATTGATGGGCGACGCGGTGAAGTCTTCGATTCCGGCTCCTCTTTCTTGCGACCGAACCAAGTGAATGGATTGAACATATTCATCTTTTTCTCCTTCGTCTGGCCGCCAACGCCGCCGAACTTTCATCATCAATATGTGACGTGCTCGCAACGAGCATCGAATAGCCTGCAGAGAGGTTGTCAACCTGATCGTCGTGATCCTGTCCACTGCCGTCAAAGCGCATGATCTCATCAACCCAATCGTCATTCCATTTTCCGCGCGCAACGATGACATGTCCTGGGGTGGCAAAAATCGCCTCAAGTGGAGTGGCACGAGCAGCCTTGTCTCCCTTCACGGTGATCTTTGTCCAAGCGATTTCAGGGAGAGCCGCGCTGACATATTCATAAGCGTCTTTGCTGTCGATGGTGTTTTCAACCGCTTGACGAACGTAAACTCCGTCACCAATCGCCTTTGCGCGCAACATATGGTCACGCTTGACAGCGCCTTCACGGACACGCGCAACATCAGCTACGTAAAGATAAGGAACAGGATCCCCAGATCTCCTTTCAAATGACATGAGTGTTCCGCTGGTCCAGTCCGGGTCGTCACCGTTGCGCTGAACAGCTGTATGCGCCAAGTCCCAAACGCGCGCCCAAACCTTCGTGCTGTCAACAATCATTTCATCAACGTAAGTTATGAAATCAGTGCAAAGCATTCCGCCAGTGCGCGGCATCGGGTTGCAATCCAGCAATGCTGCAGCACTGTATTTTCCGAGTACAGCGCGCTGCGTTTTGTACCACTGCTCTGGGTACCGCTCAAGGAAAAGGTACTTGCCCGGATAAGCGCCGGGGCCTCGGTAGTCCTCTGCCTTGGCAGGAAACGTCAATTCCTCAAACTGAGGGAAGTCCGGGTCATCCTCCATCGCGCGAGAGATGCGTCCGCTCGGGTCATCCCAATGCCAAGTGGTCATCAAGAATATAACGATGTGCACAGGAGCCAGGCGCGTCAACAGATCATCGGCAATCGCTGACCAAACATTGTCGCGAATGGTCTTGCTCTCTGCCGCCGCGCGCCCGGCAATCGGATCATCGCACAGCACCAAGTGTCCGCCGGATCCCGTGATTCCACTAGTTAATCCAGAGCCGAATAACTTGCCGAATGTCGGCTCTCCAGTTTCCTTGTCAATAATCTCCCAATAAGCCTTTGCGTTCGATTCCTTGGAAAGTCCTATGCGCGGATAAAGGGAAGAGTATCGAGGAGATCGAACAATGCTGCGCGCGAATGCGGTGAACTTTTCCGTGAGTGCCGCCTTGAACGAAACGCTCATCACCTCACAATCAGGGAACTCTCCAAGAAAGTGAGGAGGGGTGTATCGTGACAGGATGTCGCTCTTGCCAGAGCGATGGTGCACATTGATCTTCAGGTATGTGCACTTTCCGTTCCTGAAGTCTTCAAAGGCCCGGTCGATACGAGCGCAAATGGCGCGAGTGTGAAAGCCCGGGATGAAAGGATCATTTTTCATCCAGCAATACTCCATGAATGCCAAGTGGCTTTCACGCGCCTGTTCCCGCTGCTCTTGGTCCAGCAGCTCAAGGTACTCCAGCTCCTCCTCTTCGTCAAGCACCAATCACTCCATCGCCATCGTTGACAGTGGCCATCAAGCGGTTGAGCTTTGCAGCGGCCCAGCAAGAAGTCGAACCAAACATCAGCTCAAGTTGAGCGAGCATGACTGTCACATCCGCCACCTCTTCACGAATGTGCTCCTCGTCTCCCCTGCCCTCAAGAAAGCGTTGCAGCTCCAACGACAATTCCGTCAGTTCCTCGACGGCCTTGTGAACCTGGTTGTTGACTCCGTAGCGCTTGATTGCCGACTCCAACAGCGTCACTTCTTGACCTTCTTTTTGTTGCGCTTGGCTTCCAGTTCGGCGATGCGCCGCTCGCGTTCCTCAGGAGAAAGATCAATCGTCAATCCCGGGAGATTGATCGTCTTGCCTTCATTGATCTCGGCAATCGCCTTCAGCATGCTGCTGGTTGCCCCGTCGCCGCGCATCATGGTCTTGACCATTCCGTATTCAAACAGCTCGTCGGCGGTCAATTCCTTTTCGACTATTTTGCCGAGCGTAACGTCGTAGATCTGCACCTTGTGCTTTTTTGTCAGGAACTCAGCGATGATAGAAGAAACGAGCTTGCGTTCCCTCTTGGCCTTGCCACTGGCAATGCCGCCGAGCCTTCCTCTGGCTTCTGCACTGGTCTTCGGCTTCAAGTTTTCAACACGGCCTCTCTTGGGGGCCGCACCGTCACCTTCTTCAATTGCCACAGTTCACTCCTCCGCCGGTAATCGGCTTAATTATCTCTCGTTTTGCCGCAAAAGTCAACGGCGACCTCTCCGGCCGCAATAATTGCCCTCGCGCGCGGCTCGCGCGGCTCGCGCGGCTTTTTCTATCCTTCTCTCTCCTCCTTTATTTCGTCTCACTTTTCCCCGTTATTTCGTATCACTAATAGTGAAAAGTTCAAGGGATACGCCGGTGGTTTACGGAGAAAAATAGGAGCGGCGAGAACGAGGAGAGAAGAATAATTTTTTCCGCGCGAGCCGCGCGCCGCGCGCGGTGCTCAACTTTTCGCGCGGTCACAGAGCGCCTTGGTCAGCTCTGCTATTTGCTCGTCTTGCGGTATCTTTTTATCAGCAAAACCCATACGGGACCTGAACTTACCTGCGCGCCATTCACTCGCAGAAGGGTTGCGAACCATGTCGTAACCACGTTCAGCCATCTTAAAATGGAAGTTTTTCGCGTTCAGCGCGGCAATAACTCGCGCGGTATCTTCGAACAAATCGGACGACGAAGCGAAGGCGATCAAGTCTCGCTGGAAGAAAACACGCGGCCGACCGCCATGGATTTCGTCACAAAATCTCTCAAATATTTCGTCCACTTGCGTACGACGAACTTGGTTAGCGGACTCAATAATTGCCTTTTTGCCGCGCGAGAGGGGTGGAGCCGCGCGGAGATTGCGCGCGTCAAAAGTCCTTTTTTCGAGCCAAGCGACGACCGCGTCAATGCCGCCGGAATATAAGTACTCGTACATCTCCTCAAAATAATCGGGCGAAAAGTCACCTGAACGCTTGGGGTCGTCCAGCGGAGAGCTCATGACGAACAATCTCCTGTCCTCGGGAGGGATGTACATTGTCAGCGGATCGTTGGTCGTGAGGATGACGTGACAAAGGTTCCGCACGTAGATGGTGTTGGCGTACTTGACGGTCATCGGCAGCATCTCGGGAGGAGCCGCCAGGATTGGCTTCAAGAGGTTATAAAAGTTACTCGCCTTGAACTCCTCATCCTGCGGGCGCACCTCATTGATGACGAGTAGCACGCTTTTGACGTGGCCATTGTATTGGCTAGTTATTGCGTCCGGGCCGACTTCAGCCGCGTTCCACTCGCCCACCCCTCGACGCACAGGCAACAACGCAGTGTCCTTGCCGATTCCTTGGCTACCAGCGAGCACGATGCCATGGTTGACCTTTTCGTCGGGACGCTGGATCATGTGCGCGCAAAAATCAAAGAAGTGTTCATGCTCGATCGGGTCTGGATAGAGCTTTTTGACATGATTGATCCACTTGTCCGCTGTGACCCCTGCCTGTGGGGATTGGCGAATCGGACCGATGTAAGAATTATAACAAACCGCTCCAGCGAGCGGCATCGCGCCGCGCTCGGAGACGACTATGTTTTCGATGAACCGGCCTTTCCCGGGCCACCAGGTTGATCCTTCGACCGTGAGTCCGGTGTCAACTGAATTAATCGCGCGAGAAGGCGAAATCAGTTCCCCTTCCTTGTTCGTCGGCCAGTCAGCCGGGCAGATGGCGCCGTCGACGGACTTTGCCGAAAGCAAGTTGCCGGTGGTTGTGTCCCAATATTTTTCCTGTTGCTCATCGTAGCGGAAGTCTGACATAACGCGCTTGCGCCGAATGAATGCGCCTTTTTTCTCGTCAGCCTTCCCCAGCAGTTCGTCGTCTGTCATGAAGTTCACTCCTGCGTTTGCTTGATACATCCTCTTGGTGCGCCCATTTTTCGTCAAGTTCGCTTGTTGCTACGTAGTAAAATGTCTTGAAGAATCCACTTGAGCCAACGGCTGTCGTGTATTGATCCGTCGTTGCGCATTGTTTCAAGACGACACCTGCAGTTGTGATCGCGCGAGTCTTTGTGACGCGCTCAATTGTCACCTTTTGCCAGATTTGATCGCCTCCTTGAAAATCGAAAACGGGGCAGCGTTCCCGTTGATCAGCGCGAGGATCTCCGCTTGATTCTCCCCGACCCATTCAGTCAACTCGCGCCAGCCGCGCCCTTCGCAAGAGCCATGGTGGCAGCGGAAAGCGCCATGCCAGCCGTTTTCGTCATCAGGCTCCTTGATTGCCGCGCCGTTGTCAACGGCTCCTGTGTGATTGCCCGTCCAGGGACAAACAACATCTTGCCACCCGGCCAAGTTGGCTTCCGTTTTGATCATGCCGGCAGAGCGCAAGAACGCGCGCACTCCGACGAATGAGCGGATTAGCTCTGCCTTGTCCTCCGTCGCGCCGCGTGGCGCTCGGTTGATGACGAGCGGAGTCAAGTCGATTCCGAATGCCTTGGCAATTTGTTCAGGAGCATAACGCAGCGCGTAATTCTCCTGAACCGCTTTCACGTGCCACCCGTTGTGCTTGGGTTTGCCGTTGATGCCAGCGGGCGGCCGGAAAACGCGATTGACGCCAGCCATGCCGGTGTCCTTGCCTAAAAATTGCCTGTCGATGAATCCTTTGATGAGCCGCTCGAAAAGGTCCATGTCAGTGGCCAGGCGATCAAACATATAGATCGCTTGATGGTTTCCTGGCGATGTCTCTATCAAGCAAGTCGGAACGAGCTGCTTGATCGTCGCCATCGGGAACTTGCTCGCTGGTCCATCTCCGAGGTCATCAATCATGAGGAGCAGTCCGCCGACAAAGTTCTCCTTGCGCCGCCGGAACTCTCCGCGAGCATTTTTGCCCATTGCTGAAACGGTGAGATAAATATTCGCCTCTTCGTCTAGTTGCTTGATTGACGTTAGCGGGAATGAGCGCCACTTGCACGGGAACTCCGCATTCGGGTCTCCTCGGAACTGGCAAGCCATCAGCCGTGCGTTGTCTGGCACGTGGAGCGCCATTGCATTCAAAAAGTCGTTGATCATGATTCAATCCTGTCGATGAAGTCGTCGAGATATGCCAGGCCGTCTTTGCCACGGATGATTTCCTCTTTCGCCATGAAAGCGCGCCACAGGTTGTGCCGGGTACCCGGTAGCTCCTTGAGTCCATGAGCGATGATCAGCGCGCGCGAAGAATCCTCTGTCAGCGGACATGAAGGCGTTTGAAAAGCGATGCAATTGATTTGGCAGCTCATTAGTTCTCCTT